TGCCAACTGCTCGGCAACGTCCAGTGCGATGCGCTCAACGGTGCCCAACTTGGGCGCTTTCGGGGCCGGCGTGGGCACCGCGGTCTCGACCACCACGCAACTGGTGATGGGGTCCAGATCCTCATCAACCCCCAACTGCACCACCTCGAGCTCAAATCCCCAGCGCAATTCATCCTCGCCGTCCTTCTGCTTGGACAGCCGCAGCCACCTGCCCGACTCCTCGCGCACCACCTCGAGCTCCGCGTCTGCGGCAGCGCGGATCCCGCTCCAGCCCCGGGCCCCCTTGCTGGTGTCTTTGCCCGAGTGATGCACCAGGAGCACGACGGCGCCCGTGTGGCGGTGGAGCGCTTTGCAATGCGACAGTGCACGGCCCATGTCCTCACCGCTGTTCTCATCGCCCCCTGCCGTCGTCTGCGCGAAGGTGTCCACGATGATCACCGAGGCCCCGCCCGAGCTCTTGACGCTGGCAGCCACGGCGGCGGCATCGGCCTTGTCGAGGAAGTTGGGTGCTGCGTGGATGACACCCATGTCCAACCCATTCAGGTCCAATTCATTGGCAATACCGTAGGCCTTCAAGCGATTGCGGAACCCCCCTGCGCCCTCGGCGGCGATGTAGACCACCCTCCCCTGGCGCACGCGCTTGCCGCGCCACGGCACACCCCGGGCAATGCAGCCGGCAATGTCCAACGCGAGAAAGGATTTGCCGGAGCCCGAGGCGCCGTAGAGCACCACGAGCTCGGCGGCGGGCAGGACGTGCTTCACGATCCACTGGGGAGGCTCACCGCTTGAGAACTCAGCGGCGGGGACGACGGGGAACTTGATCGGCGCGGCCTCGCTGGCCGTCTCAGAGGCCGCCTCCACCAGCACGTCGAACTCCTCCGGGCTGGCAGGACCATTCAGAGCGATCCCTGCACCGTACTTGTTAGCGACACTGACAAGTGATGCACCCGTGACCTGGAGCCCACTGCCCTTGCCAAAGGATCTCCAGCGCTCCTGGTCGTAACGGCGCCCGCCGTGCTTCTCGCTCTTCTCAGACCACTGCTCCCAGAGCTCGAAGCCCTTTCCACCGGTCTCGCAATGGATCGCCATGCCGACGCGCAGCCAGTCGTCGTAGTGCAGGTCGTGAGGCAATGCGTCCAGGCACTGGTGGATCTGCGCCGTGGTGAGCCCGATGGGGCGGGTGCTCTCTGGCACGGAGTCCCGCGCGAAGCGCGCACGGGCGAGATCCATCAACTCCCGGGGCACCGCGGCGACGGTGTTCTCGAGCCCGAGCAACTCGCAACCGGGGAGCGAATTGCCGGTGAACGTCACGTAGCCCTTTGTGCTGAAGAACTCCAGCCCGTAGGGGCCGGTGAGGTCTTTGCCGTTACCCAGGTTGCCTCGGAAGAACAGCCGGATGCCCTGCCCGCTCGGTGAGAACTCCGAGTAGCTCTGGCAGATCAGAGGCTCGATGTCGGGGTGGATCTCGCCGCCCCTCACGCAGTTGTCGACGTCAACCGCGACGACACCCCATTGCTCAAGCGTGGCAAAGCCCACACCGTCGAAGCCCCTGCGCACGGCCGCCGCACGCGCAGCCTCAAAGGTGACCAGGTGGGCGATGTCCTCGCGCGAGCCCTGCTCGCCGGAGCGCTTGGCGCCGTTGGCGTAGTAGGGCATTTTGCGAGGTTTCTTCTCGCCCGGGTGATCCTCGAAGCGCCAGCACACCCAGCCGGGCAGATCGCGGATCGCGGTCGGTGCCTCGAGGGACCACAGATGAGGCGTGACCTTGGTGAGGTTGGCCATCATTGATCACCCCCGGATGTCGAGGTAGGCTTGGATGAAGGTTTGCGCGACTTGGCAGACGATCGCGTTACCGTAGGCGCGCAGTCGTCCCACTCGGGCGGGAGCCCCATGAGCCAACGGGAATGTGCCGGGTTCAACTGGCCGCCACTTGCCATCCCGGCAGAAGAGCCAATCAGCATCTCCCCAGTGGCCGTGAGTCGGGCTGGGCCGTCCAGCGTGCACAGTTCCACCGTCTTGCGGCTGCTGTCGTTGTTCCCCGCTGCGTTGTTGCCGTTCTGCGCTGGTGTGCCCGCCATTGGTGTGGGCCAACCCGCCAAGTTCGCCTGCCTCGGTAACTGGTCGAACCGCTCCTTGCCGTTCTCTCTCGGCGCAATGTCCGCTCCCGAGTCCTTCCAGTCCCGTGTTGTTGTTGTTGTCCAGCCCGCAAGACGTGCTGCGTCCAGCGATGTGTGCGCCGCTGCCAGCCTGTCGTCCGTCTGCCACTTCTGGGCAGCGGTCGTTGTCCTCGCGCTGTCGGCTGCGTCCTGTTTCACTGGTGTTGGCCATCCGGTCAGCTTGACCTGCGATCCGAGCATCGGTTGCATCTTGATGCCATAGTTGCCCGCCGCGTCCTCGTTCGCAGTCGGACTGAGCCACCCACCACAGTCGCTGTCTGATGTGCGGCGCGCCGACGCCCGCAGCGCACAGATCGGCTGCCCCGACGGCGTAGCCCGAGCCTTCCAGGTCAGCGCGTACAAGGTCGAGCCAAGTAAGGCCGTCCTTGCTGGCAACCTGCTCGCCAAAGACGACTGGAGGGCGGCACTCTGCGATGAGGTGGTGGAACGCGGGCCAGAGGTGCCGCTCGTCAGCAAACCCAGCGCCTTTGCCTGCCGCGGAGAAAGGCTGACAAGGGCAGCTACCTGTCCACACTCCTCGGTCGTCAGGCCAGCCAGCAAGGCGGAGACTTCGGCTCCAAACGCCGATGCCAGCAAAGAAGTGGCACTGGGTGAACTCCCGGAGCTCGGCGGGGTGGATGTCTTCGATCGATCGCTCGTCGACGATGCCGTCGGCGATGTGTCCGGCTGCGATGAGTTGTCGAAGCCAGGCGGCAGCGTAGGGGTCGATCTCGTTGTAGTAGGCGGACATGTCACGCGCGCGCCTCCAGCACCACCACCTCGGCGCGGGCACCGAGCGCCTTGCGCGCGTAGTCGCAGTTGGCGCAGGCATCCGAGAGATCGGTGCGGTAGAGCCTGGGCAGCCTGCCCTTGGAGCTCCGTGCCATCTCGGCCGTGACGCGCTCGATCTCGCCAGCCCGGTCCGCCGAGCACTGGCGGTGCCCGCTGGCGTACTGGTACAACGTCGCCCGCGAGGTGCCCACCCGCTCGGCCAAGGCCGCCTGCTCGTCGGCCGAGGCCAAACTCATCCAGATGTGTAAGGGGGATCTCATACGTGCGCATCCTGATTGCTGTTTGGGCGTAGTGTAGCAAACAGTACACGGATTGCATCAATTGCTTGAATGGGATAGTTTCACGTCCATGAATACAAATCCGGTCTACGCCGTCCGCCTCGAGAACCTGCGCCACCTGATCCGCCAGTGGGACGGGCCGGGCAACCTCGCGCGCAAACTCGGCCACGCGAATGCCTCGTTCGTGGTGCAGCTCGCGGGGCCCAATCCCAGGCGGCGGATCTCGGAGAAGGTCGCGCGCGACATCGAGGCGTGTTTGAAATTGTCCGCCGGTTGGATGGACGAGCCGCACAAGGATGCGCCGCTGCAAATTGACGATGCGTTCTTGCGCGAGTGCGTGCGGATGGTGTCGCAATGCGTGCGTGACGCCCGTCTCACGCTGGATCCCGACGTTGTTGCAAACCTGACGTCACTCAGCTATGAACATGCTCGGGCGGTGGGAAGCATCGACCGCGTGTTTGTGGAAAGCCTTCTGGAATTGATCACAACAAAGCACTAGGAGAGAGCTCGTATGTTGGATGGAGTCAATGAACTGATCGCTCAGCGTGCGAAGTTCCTGATCGAGTCTGAGAAGTTGTTGGAAGATCCGACCCGGCTGCTGTGTGAGCGCGTCAGGTATCTGACGTGGGCGATCACCGCTCTCACCGTCACTCAGGTGGGTCTGCGGTTCATATGACCCCCCCCCCCCCCTTCATAGCGTCTGAAATTTTTTTCAGATCAGCGGGGTTTTTTGTTGACGACCAATGTAGCAAACGCTACATTGGTCTCAACCCCACCACGGAGGCGTGCTGATGAACCAACTGATCTACACCGACAACGCGACCGGCGTGCAGGCCCGCATCGCCGTGCGCCAGGACGGGCGCTACGCCGTCACCGTCCTCGATCTCGATGCCAACGAGGTGCTGCCCGTGGCGAAGATTTTTTCGGACTTCGCGTCCGCCGATGCGCTGGCACGCCAGATCGTCGGAGGTGCAGCATGAACACCCGCGCCGATCTGATCGTCCGCATCCGCGAGTGGCTGGGTGACGCTGCCACCGAGCAAGACGCCGAGCTGACCTTCTGGTATCTGCGCGCCTGCGGCGTCATCGAGTGGACCGACGCCCACGGTTTTTACTTGGTTGAGACCGTAGACATCCTCCGGGCGTACGAGGTCGCGAGCATCGCGCGCATGGCCTTGAACGCCGCCAACACCTCGCCGGTGTTTGGGGGTGCAGTGTGATCCGCGAAGTTACCGCCGGCATCGGCATCCTGATCGCGCTCGGCGTGGTCGGTCACTACGACCAGCAGGACCAACAGCTCGTGGATCAAAAGTATTGCGAGATGGTCTCGATCCAGAAGCGCTGGATGCAGGACCACCCTGGCGCGATCGGGCGCGAAGCCGCACTGGCGCGCCCTGGGTGGCCCGAGCACCGGTACGACATTGACTGCACCCAGTACGGGTTTTTTTTCGACCAACAATTTAGCATTCGATAAATGGAGAGTTGCAGATGATACAGGTAACCCTGACTTTTCACTCCCTCTCGGCCGCGCTCCATGCGCTTCGCGAGATCCCCGAGTCGACGCTGAACGGCGCGCTTACCGACATCACCCCGGCAGAAGAGACCCCGGCCAAGCCCGCGCCGAAGCGCGAGAAGCCCCGCCTGCAGGCGGTCGCCGAGGTCACGACCACCCCCGCACCGACCGTGGTGGCAACCCCTGCCCCGTCGGTGGACTACCCCGCACTGCAGCGCGTCGTGCTCCAGCTCGCCGCCCGTGACCGCGATGCGGCCGCCGGCATTGCCGGATCGCTCGGCGTGAAGTCGTTCAAGGAGCTCGAGTCCGCCCGCTGGGGCGAGGCCTTCGGGGCCGTGACCGCGAAGTTGGCCGAACTGGAGGCCGTGCAATGAGCGCAGCAGCACACTCTCTTTGGTCAGCCTCGGGCTTTGAGCGGAAGATCCTCTGCCCCGGCTCGCACGTCATCGCCTCCGACGTCCGCGACCAGACGACCTACTACGCTGCCGAGGGCACCGCGGCGCACCAGGTGCTCTCCTGGGCACTGCAGTACAAAACCCCGGCAGCCGGGTTCATCGGGCGCTACATCGACGTCGAGGACCACACGATCGAGGTCACGGCCGAAATGGCCGAGGCCGTGCAGGTCTGCCTGGACTACGTGACCGACGTCGCCGGCGACATGGGCGTGGTGCTCACAGAGCAGCGCGTCAACTACTCCCGCTCCCTCGGCGTGCCGGTGTCGGATGCCTGGGGCACGGCCGACGTGATCATCCTGCTGGGCGACGAGATCATCGTCATCGACTACAAGCACGGCCGTGGCGTCGAGGTCGAGGCGCACCAGAACCCGCAGATGTCGCTCTACGCGCTCGGCGCGATCGAGGGCTTTTCCGAATACGCCGACTTCGAGCGCGTGCGCATGGTGATCAGCCAGCCCCGCGCACGCCGCGCCCCCAGCGAGTGGGACACCACGCCCGAGGCGCTGATCGCTTGGGCCGACTCTGTCGCGCGCGCTGCCATTGAGGATTGCGCAGCCGCGGCCGTCGGTCGCGTTGAGGACTATCTGCGCCCCGGCGAGAAGCAGTGCAAGTTTTGCCGTGCCAAGGCCACGTGCCCGGCGCTGCGCGATGCCGTTGCCGACACCGCACTCGGGTTCACGCCCGCAAGCCCCGAGGAGTTTGCGGTGGCTGGCGTGTCCGCTGCCGACGAGCACAGTCCCGAGGACTGGCTCGCAGCCGCACTCTCCCGCGTCGACATGATCGAGGACTGGTGCAAGGCGATCCGCACCGAGTCTGAGCGGAGACTCCTGGCAGGCATGCCGGTCCCCGGCTGGAAGTTGGTGCCCGGCAAGCGCGGTGCGCGCCAGTGGTCCAGCACCCAGGCCGCCGAGGAGCTGCTGCGCAAGACCTTCCGGCTGACGATCGAGCAGGCCTACGACCTGAAGCTCATCTCGCCCACCAGTGCCGAGAAGCTGAAGAAGAGCGGCGTCATTGGCGATCGCCAGTGGTCGCGCGTGCAAGACCTCATCACCCAATCCGACGGGAAGCCCCACGTGGCCCCCGCGTCAGATCCGCGCCCAGCACTCGAGATCGTGCCGGTCGTGGCGGAGTTTGCTGATCTCACCCTTGTAGCTTGAAACCTTCAATCCTGGAGCTTGAAACATGAACGCAGCACAACAACCCCTTGGCCGCCTGATGATCCGTGACGCACGGCTCGCCTTCCCGGCACTATTCCAGCCCCGCACCGTGAACGGCGAGGGCAAGCCCCGCTACAGCGCGACGCTGCTGCTGGACGCGAACGACCCGCAGATCGCCGCCATCCGCAAGACCATCACGCACGTCGCGAAGGAGAAGTGGAAGGACAAGGCCGGCGCCATCCTCACCGGCCTGGAGAAGGTCGGCAAGGTCGCGCTCCACGACGGCGACGAGAAGGCCCAGTACGACGGCTTCTTTGGGACGATGTTCGTGGCCGCCTCCGCCCAAGAAACGGCAGCGCCCACCGTGGTCGATGCGAACCGTGCACCACTTAGCGAGCGCAGCGGCAAGCCCTACGCCGGGTGCTACGTGAATGCGTCGGTCGAGTTCTGGGCTCAGGACAACGCCTACGGCAAGCGCATCAACGCGACGCTCCGCGGGATCCAGTTTGCGAGGGATGGCGACACCTTCGGTGCGGGCTCGCGCGCTGCGGCAGCGGACGAGTTCGATGAGATCGAGGTCGCCGTGGATGACTTTGCGTGACCACCATCGTCCTCGACACCGAGATCTACCGCGACTACGTCTTGGTGTCGGGGATGAACGTGCAAACAGGGGCGACCTTCGAGCTCGAGCAGTTCGAGGGTCAGCCCCTGGACACGGACCGACTGGCGCGCATCCTGCGCAAGCACACTCTGGTCACGTTCAACGGCACGAGCTTCGATCTCCCGCTGATCGCTTACGCGCTTGCCGGCGCATCGTGCGAGCAGTTGAAGGTCGGGGCCGATGCGATCATCGAGCGCAACCTCCGAGGCTGGGAGTTCGCGAAGCGCTTCGGCGTTGAGCTGCTGGAGGATCTGGATCACATCGACCTGATCGAGGTCGCCCCTGGCAAGGCCTCGCTGAAACTGTACGGCGGGCGCCTGCACACCCCCAAGCTCCAGGATCTGCCGATCGAGCCCCACGAGTCGATCTCCGTGGAGCAGCGCGCAGTGCTCCGTGCGTACTGCAGAAACGATCTCGCGCTCACCGCCGAGCTCTACCGCACGCTGCTCCCGCAGATCGAACTGCGCGCCAAGATGGGCCAGCAGTACGGGATGGATCTGCGCTCCAAGTCAGACGCACAGATCGCAGAGGCCGTGATCGTGCGCGAGGTCGAGCGTGCGCGTGGCAAGCCCGTGGAGCGCGCTGACGTGAAGGATGGCACGATCTACCGCTACCGCACGCCCGCGTGGCTCACGTTCACCACGGCGCCCCTGCAGGCCCTGCTGGCAGACATCGAGGCCGCCGAATTCCTGGTGATGGCAACCGGCGCGGTGCGCGAGCCCGACGCCCTGCACAACCGCTCGATCCAGATCGGCGCCGGCATCTACCGGCTCGGCATTGGCGGGCTGCACTCCAGTGAAACGAACCAGGCGGTCGAGGCCGACACCGATCACGTCCTGGTTGATCGTGACGTCGCGAGTTATTACCCCGCGATCATCCTGCGGCTCGGCCTCGCGCCCCAGCAGATGGGGCAGGAGTTCCTGCGGGTCTACCAGTCGATCGTCGACCGACGCCTGGCGGCGAAGGCAGCCGGCGACAAGGTCACGGCGGACGTGCTGAAGATCGTGGTGAACGGGAGCTTCGGCAAGCTGGGCAGCAAGTACAGCAGGCTTTACAGTCCCGATCTCCTGGTGCAGGTCACGCTCACCGGGCAGCTCGCGCTCCTTATGCTGATCGAAGCGCTCGAGGCCGAGGGCATCGCGGTCGTCAGCGCCAACACCGACGGCATCGTGATCCGTTGCCACAAGGTCGACACCGCTGCGATGGCGGCGATCGTCGCCGACTGGGAAGCGCGCACGGGGTTCAGCACCGAGGAGATGGGCTACCGCGCGCTGTACTCTCGAGACGTCAACAACTACATCGCGATCAAGCCCGACGGCTCCGTGAAGCTGAAAGGCGCCTACGCCACGGGCGGACTGTCGAAGAACCCCACGACGACGATCTGCACCGAGGCTGCCGTGCGGTGGCTCCGCGATGGCAGCAGCGTCGAGGACACCATCCGGGGCTGCACGGACGTGCGCAAATTCCTGACGCTGCGCACCGTGAAGGGCGGCGCCGTCGACCAGCACGGCGCGTACCTGGGGAAGGCCGTGCGCTGGTACTACGCGCGCGAGGTGACCGGCGCGCTGCGCTACCAGATCAACGGCTACACGGTCTCGCGCAGCGAAGGCGCACGTCCCCTGATGGACCTGCCCGAGGCGCTGCCGGGCGACATAGATCACAACTGGTATATCACCGAGACGCTGCAGATCCTGCAGGACGTCAATGGATTCGGGGGGATTGCATGAACCGCGACGACATCATCCGCATGGCACGGGAGGCTGGGTTTAAACCTGAATTTTTCTCCCCTGAAGGAATTGATATGTGGGAGCGGTTTGGGCAGCTAGTTGCAGCAGCAGAGCGCGAGGCGTGTGCTGAGTGGCTGGAGAGCGGCTTGGATCTCGCCGGGCTTGCTGGACTACCGGAATTGCAACAGTTCACGGTCGGGCTATTGCTCGGCTGCGCCCACGCCATCCGCGCAAGGGGTGACGCATGAGGGAATCCACGATCGAGAGCTACTTGCGCAACCAGGTCATCGCCTCCGGTGGCGAGGTGCGCAAAGTGGCGTGGATCGGCAGGCGCGGTGCGCCCGATCGACTGGTGCTGATGCCCGATCGCCCTGCCGTCTACGTGGAAGTGAAAGCCCCCGGCAAGCGCCCGCGCATTGCGCAGACGCGCGAGCACGAGCGCCTGCGGGCACTTGGTCAGTGGGTCGAGGTCATCGACTCGCACGAGGGTGTGGATCAACTCCTGGAGCAACTCCGATGAAGGCCGCTCTCGACAAGCGTTGCCGCAAGTGTGACGGCCAGGTGTGGTACGTGTTCAGGCACTGCTCGCCGACGCGACCAATCGGCAGAACCCAACACTACCAATCGGCGGAGATTGACGATGGCCAGCACCAAACTGGGTGAAGAGATTCGCGCAGGCTACATCAAAGCCACGCGCACGCTGACGTGCCCCTACTGCTGGGAAGTGCGCGCGATCGACAACATCCACCAGACCAGTCCGCGCGTGAAGTGCAAGCCCTGCCACGTCAAGCGCAAGAGACCCACGCGGTGAGAGCGCTCTATCGCCCGCGCGCGTATGCCGAGCTCGCGATGGATCTGATGATCCGCGAGCCGCGCTGCGCGCTCTGGGCAAAGCCGGGGATGGGCAAGTCGGTGATGACGCTCACCTACTTGGACCTCCTGCACAACGTGTGGGGCGAGTCTGCGCCGACGTTGGTGCTGGCGCCCTTGCGCGTCGCGCGCGACACCTGGTCCACCGAGGCTGGCAAGTGGGCACACCTGCGCGGGCTGACGGTCGTGCCGATCTTGGGTTCCGATGTTGAACGCCGGGCGGCGCTGCGCAAACACGGCAACATCTACACGACCAACTACGAGAACCTGCCGTGGCTGCGGGATCAGTTCAAGGGCCGCCCGTGGCCCTTTGCGACGGTGGTCGCAGACGAGAGCACCAAGCTGAAGGGCTTCCGCCTGCGCCAGGGTGGGAAGCGTGCGCAGGCGCTCGCCGGTGTCGCGCACCAGAGCGTTAAGCGCTGGATCAATCTGACCGGCACGCCTGCCAGCAACGGCCTTGAGGATCTCTGGGGCCAGACGTGGTTTCTGGATTCCGGCGCGCGCCTGGGGCGCACGTTCAACGCCTTCCGCGAGCGCTGGTTCCATCCGAGCAGCAGAGGCACCTGGACCAACTGGACCCCGCGGCCCGGCGCCGCTGACGAGATCCACGAGCGCCTCTCCGACATCTGCCTGACGCTCGACCCGGTCGACTGGTTCGATCTCAGCCAGCCGGTCACCAACGTGATCGAGGTCACCCTCCCCGCCCGCGTGCGCTCGCAGTACCAGGAGATGGAGCGCGAGCTTTTTACCCTGATCGCGGGTGCCGAGATCGAGGCGCTGAACGCCGCCGCCAAAACCCAGAAGTGTCTGCAGATGGCAAACGGCGCGGTCTACACCGAGGCGCCGGCCTGGGTCGAGGTGCACACCGAGAAGCTCGATGCGCTGGAAGAGCTCGCCGAGGCGACGGGCGATGACCCGATCCTCGTGGCCTACCACTTCCAGTCGGACCGGGATCGCCTGCTCTCGCGCTTCAAGGGCGCGATCGATCTCGCCACCCGCGAGGGCCTTGCCGCGGCGCAGGCCGGCACCGGGAAGCTCTGGCTTGCACACCCGGCCAGTGTCGGTCACGGCATCGACGGCCTGCAGCGCCACTGCTCGACGGTCTGCTTCTTCTCGCAGGACTGGAGCCTCGAGAACCACGACCAGTTGATCGAGCGCGTGGGGCCGATGCGTCAGATGCAGGCAGGGCTCAACCGGCCCGTGATGGTGCACTACATCGTCGCGCGCCAGACGGTCGATGAACTGGTGATGGCACGGCGCACCACCAAGCGCAGCGTGCAGGATCTTTTGATGGACTACATGAAGGGGGGACGATGAACGTGCATATGCTTCTGGAACAAGCCGCGCATCACCTGCGCCAGCGCGGCCAGCAATACGATCAGCCCGAGGGCGAGCGATCGATGGGGCGCACCGTGGGTGCCTTCAACGCGGTCACCGGGCACACCCTGACCGAGGCCGAGGGCTGGCTGCTGATGGCGCTCTTGAAGATGGTGCGCGATCGGCAGCGCGACAAGCCCCACCAGGACTCGTGCGAGGACATGGTCGCCTACGCCGCGCTGTACGGCGAAAGCCGGCTTGGGGAGGTGGTGTGAGAAAGCGCGGCCGATACGCCTTGCAGCGCCAGTCACACTCCTCGCTCACTTGGCGCACCGTGCTGCGCACGGATTCCAAGGAGGCTGCAAACGCCCGCTTTCTGGCGCACAGCACGCAACTGCGCCGAGGCTGCAATCTGCGCCTGCTCGATGAATGGGAGGATCTGGTCCTTGCCAAGGCTTCGCAGCCGGTGCATAGTGCACCTGCCGATAGCACTTGCTAGGCACTCCCCTCTCACCGTTTCAGACTCAAGTGTTGGATGTATTTGGCATTTGCTACATACATACTATACATTATGCGTACAAACTGGGGGATGTTGACTGTAGCGGGTGCTAAACGGTATGTTGCAAACACCATCTACCGAGGCCCCCGCCATGACCTTCCGCTACCGTACCCGCCAGCACGTGGCGCTCCCGCTCCTGGATGTGAACCAAAAGCCCTGGCGCGATCTGAACACCCTGATCGACCGGATCGGCGAGCGCGCCGTGCTGCGCGCGCTCAACATCCACGAGAAGACGCTCTACCGCTGGGTCACCGGTCGGGGCCAGATTCCCGGCCGCCAGCACGTGGCGATCCAGGTGCTGCTCGGCGAGATCCCTGGCACCGAGGGCCAGTGGTCGGGGTGGTTCTTTAAAGCCGGGAAGCTCTGGTCGCCGGAGAACGTGAGCTACACCGCGGGCCAGCTCCGCGCAGCGCACTTCGATGCGGACCGGATCTCGACCTTGAGTCGTGAGGTGACGGCGCTGCGGGTGAAGCTCGCCATCGCCGAGCAGGCGCTCGATCGCTTTGCACCGGCCGCGAACGAGAGGAAGCGCGCTTAGGGCACCTCGGAGAGACGTTACGCCGTGCTGCTGTCGGTAATCAGGCGTGCGTAGGACTGTGAAGACATCAGGAAATCCTAGCCTTTAGGATGCTACCTGTTCTGTAAACTCCTCCTACAGGAACTCCACCCG